CAGTTTCCTACCAGCCAGTAGTTCCCCTGTACTGATAGGCAACTTCCCGCCATTTTGTACCTGTGTCCAATCCGTTTGATTGTCCAGCTTTGCGTATACTGTTCTTTGTATTCCGTCAGCGTCTTCCTGCCATGATATTGCACTTGTTGCAGCTGTGCCGACTGCTGACAGGTCGAATTCAGGACTCAGATAATATCCACCCTGCCCAAAGTTGAGATTATCATCGAATCCTAACTTATACGTTGTCCACTCATCCACCGGCAATGGTTGTCCGCTTTGATACGCCGCCGCTATCTCCTCATCCGTCCTTGCACGGCTGGAGATGCGGAGGTCGTCGATGAGGGAGTTAGCTTGAACTGTACCACTCTCGCCAGAACCTATATAGCAAGCTGTAAACGCTTCGGTAACATTCCATGTGGCAGAGGCCTCGCCAACAAGACTCCCATTAACATAAAAAGCTATACGTCCAGGTTTCCAAGAAGCAGCTAAATACAACGGATCTTTATTGCCAAGGCTAGATATATCTTTGTAAATCGAAGCAGCAATTGTAGTATCCGTATTCTGGAACCAGCACCGTAAGTAATTTCCATCCTTGTAAATCAAGATACGGCTTTTGTTATAAGCAGACCCTTTACATCCAAAATAACCAGCAAGTCCACCCAAATTCGTATTCCAATTATAAGAAGGTGTGACAGTGAACTCCACCGTCCCCTCCTGCGGGTTCAGTACCCCCGCCGTGGGGATGGTCAGGGTTTCGGCTGCCCTTGTGCCGTCGATGAAGGAGGTGGCGTAGGGTTTTTGTTCGAGTTGAACTCCATCCCCGTAAAAAATCCCCTTCAAGTTATTAGACCAAGGTGCATATACTAATAATTGCGAAAGAGTTTTATTTGTATCTGTAGTTAAAGAACAGGATATTCTTTGCCACTGATTTAATTTGGTATAATCAATTTCTCCTATAACTACGGGGCTGTAAGTTCCATCGGAGTACTTTGCCTGCAACGCACATCCTATAGTCCCGCTGGTGTATGATTCTAAATATATATCCACGGACAAAGTATAAGTTCCATGCGTTGAAGTACTATAATTTCGATTTACCCAATTATGGTCTCCAGTAGTACAGCTAATCTTAACGGATTTGTTACCATATCTAACCCTATTTGTATCGATAATTACTTGCCCATCTCCGAGAATAAACGTATTCCAACCATCAGCAAGTCCACCACTATTACTATCTATCTCAAAACTTGGATTTGATAGTAAATTCCTCGTCCCTTCTTCAATCATTATCCCTTGTCCGAACTTACCAGCTTCGAACCTCGGCACATTCGCACCCACTTGCGCACCATTGCTTGTGTATGCAACAGATGGCCGTATAAATGTCAGCTGGATATTGGACCGCATATCGCCAATACATACCGACTTTGTAGTCAGCGGTAGTACTTCATCCACAATCCCATTGTTGTTAACATCCTCTATGTCACGTTGCACTACGCACAGCTTGTATGTTGGGCCTGTAGACTGGTATAACAATCCACTGTCTGTTGATGTGCTGCTGAGCATGCTCTTGCCTGTGTATGGGTTAATAGGTTCTTTTGTAAACATATTCTCTTCTTTTAATGTTTCTAACATTGAAGGATAAGCAAAACTTTGTTGCTGTATTTTATATTTTTCTAACGCTTTCATTATATCATTAAGATTAGTTTCAAATGCTGTTTGTTTAGCAGCTTTAATCGATGGCGTATAATTATACACTGCTAGACCCACTAATACGCCCAATATCAACAGCACAACTAACAGCTCAGCTAACGTAAAGCCATGCTTCATAATCTGCCCTCCTTATCAATTTCCCATGATACAGTCTATTTTTGTGCCTATTTGCGATTCTAATGTATTGTCGAACGTCAATTTGTAAGTTGTGTGTTCATCTATAGGAATAGGCCATTTGTTTCTCCATGCTGCATTTATTTCTTGTTCTGTACGTGCCACATTAGAAATGCGCATATCAAGAATGGTGCCAGCCCATGCACCTTTATGCCAATCATAACTACCTATCCAAAAAATATCGTAAGGCTGATAATTATGTGGAAAAGAGAATGTTGCTGTACTAATGAATGTATTTGACCCTAAATACATTCTATAATTTCCATTGCCGTCATATGTAACGGCAGTGTAAATTGGCATGTTAGTGGTGTAATCTGCCGGCAAACATCGTTGCTGGCTGGTGACATGGCTTTCTAAATTGTCGAAAAATACAATTTGAATACACTTAGGATATTGTTTCCATAGCGTAATACTAAGCTGGTTTGGCATATGATATTTACCAATCTGCCAAATTGTTGCTCGTGAATTGCAATCGATACCACTTGGATTTGTAAGGAATTTTTCTGAATTGGGCAATGCCCAAGTTTCTATAGTCCACGGCTTGTTCATGTCTATCTTGTCATATAAAGTAGTTTTAATATCTTCACGTTCTCTTACACCCTCTGGACCTGTCCACGTTGATGCGTAGTCTTGTTCCTCGAATTGTGGTTTTGCCGCATAAAATACAATACCATTAACATCTGGTATCTCGATAGCAATCCCAATATCAGATAAACTTCTATCTATTCCGCCAGTAACGTTCTTTAGCACTGTTACACTAGTTTCATTAGGAGGAAAACTTCGAGTATTCGAAGCTGTAAGTAACCAGCTTATTTTTTGCCATGACGGCGTTAATGTAATTGTCTTATATGCTGTTCCTAATACAATTATTGTTCCAGTAGCGTTATTATATGCTACTAAAGAAGCTTGTATTGGTTTAGTTATGGTAACTGATGTTTTAACATAGATACTAAGTGCATATCGAGTTCTTGTCGCAGTTAACTTATAGGGGTAGTAGTCATATAGCTTGGCGGTATTAGCCGCAGTTCCCTTGAATACTGTAGCTGTGATAGTAGGGTCGTAGTACTGTTCTTCGTTCTGCCAGTACGTTCTATCACCCCAGTGGTTCCAATTGCGCCAATCGTCTTTCCACTTTCCCTCAGACACTATTTTGTTGACAACTGCATCTTCTATCAGCACTCCATCGTTGTTCACAAACCGTGGCATATTAGTTGCCACCACAGTAGTGTCGTTTGGCATCCTAGCAATACTTGCACGAGTAAAGTTAGCAGCATTGTTAGTAGCACTGTGAGGAATATATGTAAATAACATACTAATAGGCTCGTTCACATTATCGTTGCCGTTAGCGTCTTCCACATCCTGCTGCACTACACAAAGTCTGTAGGATGTTCCATCACTTTCGTACTGTATACCACTCTCTGTAGAGTTGCTGCTGAGCATGCTCTTGCCTGTGTATGGATTAATAGGCTCTTGCTTGAACAATGCCTTAAACTGTGGATCAGTCAGTACCGTTGGGTACGCTCCGACTTGGCCATTGTATAGTATACTATTGCTCTTGTATGTATTTAACATCTTAGTAATTTCTTTTACATTAGTTTCGAATATCTGCACTTTGGCTAGTTTTTGCGAATCTAGGTATTGCACTACTGACAATGCAGCAAGTGTACCTAATAACAACAGCACTACTAACAACTCTAGTATTGTGAATGTTCGTCTATTCATTGTATTATACCGCCTTGCACATCCAGATTACCATCAAAAGTGCCGTTGTTTGTGTATGCAACGGAATTACGTGTAAATGTAACTCCGACACTAGTTTGTGTATTGCCTATACAAGCAGTTTTAGTAGATAGCGGCAGTACTTCTTCTACAACGCTGTTGTTGTTGACATCGTCGACATCGCGCTGTACTACACATAACTTGTATGATGTTCCATCACTTACATATTGTATTCCACTATCTACTGAATTATCAGTGAGCATAGGTTTGCTAGTATATGGATTTCTAGGCTCTTGTTCAAATAACATCTTAAATTGAGGGTCTGACAACGATGTCGGATACAATACTGTATTTGTACCTAAAAGCACCTTATTGCTTCTATATAAACTTAGTGCTTTAGCTATTTCGTTAATATTCGATTCAAATATACTTCTTTTAGATAGCTTTTGTGAGTCTAAATATTGCCCAATCGCCATAGTCGTAAGTGCACCTATAATAAGTAGAACAATTACTAATTCTAACAAAGTAAATGTCTTTTTAGTCATATACTTTTTAGTCATATAATATATATAGCATATGTACTATGGCAATATACCGCTTTGNGNATCCAGATTACCATCAAAAGTCAGTTTCATATATCATTCTCCAATACGATGTTTTGTGTTGTGTAGAAATTAAGGAATAGCACCGCTCTGTGTACTCAAATCACCGTTAAAATCTAACTTAAGTGTTGTCCACGCATCCACAGGCAATGGTTGTCCGCTTTGATACGCCGCCGCTATCTCNTCATCCGTCCTTGCACGGTTGGAGATGCGGAGGTCGTCGATGAGGGAGTCTAGATACTCTGTATTTATATGATTACACCCTATACGAAAAGTTTCTGAAAATATCAAATTAGGAGTAAGGCTTCGTTGAGCTTCTAACTGGCCATTCAAATATATGCTCGCACTATTAGAAGTCCATTTGAATACAATATAATACCACGTATTTGGCTGCAAAACTGTTGTTCCTTCCAACACTGTATACGACGTTCCTGTGCCAACTATCATTCTTAATTTCCTTGTAGCATATACCCAATAACCGAAGAGAGAATTGTTATAGTTAGAGCTTGAAGCGGTTGTAAAAAGTATAGTATTATGCGAAGATAAATGCTCCATAGAAGGAGTTTTAACCCAAAACTCCACCGTCCCCTCCTGCGGNTTCAGNACCCCAGCCGTGGGAACTGTTANATTTTCTGCTTGCCTCGTTCCTACAGTCCAGCTTGTAGCGTATTCTTTCTGCTCGAGCTGTAAACCAGCGATATAAAATTCGTAAGTATCATTTAAATTTATAGTTTCAAGCCCAACCTGAAAATTTTNTATTCTATACGCTCCATCAGGAGCGGTAACTGTAAACACATACCTTTGCCAATTATCTGTAAATGAAATCNNTNATATACAGTGCTTCCTATAAGCTGATTGTTTGAATCGCGAAAATTAAACCTTATCTGCGCTNTAATACTACTCGACTGCTTATTTCCTTTGAACCATAAGCTTATTGTGTAATTTTGCCCTGGCACTACATTTCCAACTAATAAATCTCCTACANNAACAAATGCACAACCACCATTGGCTGGATAAGGCGTAGTCCTTTTTACATNTAATGCTGGAGATGGCACNCTCGAGTCNGTAATCCATTCTACAATGTCATTAGTGTAACCTTTTCTATCCCATACANTACTATACACAAACTTGCCATCGCTACTATGNGGTATNGCATTNGTCGTTCCTTCTTCAATCATTATCCCTTGCCCAAACTTACCAGCTTCGAACCTCGGCACATTCACCGCAACCTGTGAACCATCACTCTTATAAGCAATCGAACTACGAGTAAACGTTGGAGCATTAACATTTGGTAACTTTAACTTGCCATCTTCAACAATAAGATTACTTAAAGTTCCTTGTGTTAAATCAACGGTTTGTCTTATGTTCGCCATCTCATCACCTTTTAATTGTAATCGGGGGAGTGTTTAACTCCCCCGAACCAATTAGTCTAAACTAATTTCTACAGCTCCGACTGCGAATTCAACTTTGTTACCAGTGGCTACTGTTTGAGAAGCTTCAAGCGTTCCATAAACAAGCATATTGCCCAAATCGTCAAATATCGCAATGCCAGTTACAGTGCCCCAGTTACTAGAAGCTGGACCGAATGTAACCATAATGTCGTTTGTTACTTTAGATGGAGTAGTTCCAGAGCCAGTAGCCTCACCAAAAGAAATTGTTTGTCTGGAATATCCAGTGCTGTTAGTAGATACTTCGGTTCCAGATGTCGTCTCCGTAGGAGTTACTGTATACAAAGCCATTTCGTATGTTCTCGCAGGATCATTGAATACCGCATCAAGAGCCTTTTTCTCCGCATAATCTGTGAAAACATTCTGTGACGCCATTGTTTATATCACCTCTCTTACCGTGTAATACACGTGTATTTTTATGTTTCCAATTGTTGGTAGAGTTATAATGTCTCCATTGCTGAATAAAACTTTAATCTCTGCTAAATAAGTGCCGAAGTTTTTTGTTTCTTCTGAAGAGAATTTATACATGACCACTGCATCATCGTATATTGTCATAGCCTTGGGATTATCTCCCAGGCCTTCTACCCATAACTGAACTGTGCTACCTGACAAATCAATTGGATTGCCATTATCATCTAACAGCTGAACTGCGAATATCGGTAGCGTGTCTCCTTGTTTTATGTAAAAGTCCATATCATCACCTCTTTGCTATTTATCATAATTATAATTTTAACATACCGTTTTTAACCACGTATAAAGTCATATTCAATCCTCATCGTTTGCGAACTTGCTTTATGTAAAAGTCCATATCATCACCTCTTTTATCATTAGCAAAGCGCTACCGCTTACGACATGTTTATCCATATACGGCTATTATATCCTCNTTCATCAGCGGAAAGTATATTTTGCCATCATAAATTTGAGAGGTNCGAGAAAAAAGATATTGCCACTCGCCCAAGACTATGTCTAAGCTATGCGTCCACGTATCTGATGCTATATCATATATTTGCAAAGAAGGCACGTAAGCATCGTTGCAATATATCTTACCGTTGTAAACCTGAGAAGTGCAAAGCCAGTTAGTCACGGGTGAGATCGCCCCAACGGTCCACGTATCAGACGCAATGTCGTAGATTTGAACTGGGTATCCGTAACCGTCTATACAATATATTTTGCCGTTGTAGGTATGCACAGCGCCAAGGTAATTAAAACCATTTAAACTTGCTCCAATAGTCCATGTATCTGATGCAATATCGTATATCTGCATGTGACATGTAAGCATTGTCGCTGTTTCCATATAGGGCGGGCAATAAATTTTGCCATTGTAAAGCTGAGAAAATACGTTCCATCCTTCAAAAGGAGAGGGCGTTCCATAGTACCAAGTATCAGATGCGATATCATATATTTCCATTAAATTTGAATCAAAAATTGGGCAATATATCCTACCATTATAAAGCTGTGAAGTGAAGCGGTATTTATGTTCACTAGGAGCGTCCGCCCCTATATACCACGTATCAGAGGCGATATCGTATATTACCATAGGTGTTCCACCACACGGCAAAAGATATATTTTACCATCGTATAACTGAGAATTTTCGTGGTATACTTTGTCGAGCAGCTCTTGGGGTTTTTCTGATCCTTTGAACCACGTGTTTGATACAATGTCATATATTGTCATATATGGGGCGACCTCCTCTGGAAGAACAAGTGTCTCCTCTGGAAGATATATTTTTCCGCTATACAGTTGTGAAGTCCTCGCGTTTATCCAATTCGAATTTGGTCTGCTAACAGCCCAAATGTCAGCGACATCCTTTTGACGTTCTTCTTCTCCTTCGTGCCCACCTATATCTCCGTGCCAAAACAAAACGTAATTAAACTCTTCGTTCATTATAGCACCTCCTCAGATACGAGAATGTTACGAGAATCATACTCCCTGTGATACGTTACTGTATATGCGACAATGCCACTTGGAGTATAATACGTTTCTACTCTATATTCATATGTTGGAGCTGTTCCTTGCAGTTCGCTTTTCATAATCAGCCTGTTGGCAGTATCGTAAAACTCTACAACCCTAAATTTGCCAGTGGCATACTGCTCGCTTCTAACAATTCTACCAATAGAAGTGCCAAGTGTTTTGTAAGTAAACGTTGTTTCTCCCAAAATCTTGTTTTGTGCNTGNGGTCTNTCNTCATATCTCATNNTNATNACACCAACACGCAAAATGCATCATAAGAATAGCCACCCTCTTTGAATTTATGTCTAATACCATGTAATATTGTATCATACGCCACAGAGTTATCTTCGTTCATTACCTTAAACTTGCAGGGATAAGGAGCTATTTCATCTAATCTGCTTGGTATTACAGATATCTCAATATGTTTCTTTCTGAATGGACTGTTCTTGTATCTTAAATACGTTGCCTCAATTAAATCTTTGTTCTGCAAAATCGGAAAGTCTAAAGTCAAAGTAGGGTCTACAGTGCTAACTTCATCTATATACTGGTTCAATGGCACTTCTTCAGTAATTGGAATTATTCCTTCTACAGTTCCACTATACATCATTAAGCTGTCTACCTGTGTTGGAATAATGTAGTAAAACACAGCACCTCCACCATAATAACACGATGCTACTCCAGTTTCATCTACATCTAAAAACATATAACCAGTAGGATTGTATTTATCAGGTCTGTATTCTTTGATAAACAGCTTGTTATCTACTGGTACCATTACTTCCATTGTCTTATATAACTGTTGCTGTGTAAATCTTGGAGTTCTACCTTTAAGCCTGATGGTTACTTTTTCTCCGTTGTCAAAGTCGTACTTTACAGCCAAAGAAGGAATACCCAAACCACCTATTACAACTGATCTAACATCTGTCACACTGTTAACATCAACCTGCTGATTAGGGAATATGTAATCTCCTGACATATACAAATTTTCTAATGTTACCCAATCAGCCATTATTTCTCCTTTAAGATTAGCCCACAGCACAGCTCCAACAGATTGAGATAAGCTTGATAGAACACTAAAATACGTTCCTTGTTTCAATGCACACCACAATCCGCCTATATTTTCTTCTGTGCCTTCGAATAAGAATGGTTTATTAACGCCTTGTGGAAATGCTCTATATGGATTACCGTTTAATATCCTCCAATAATAGCCACTTATTGTGACTGGCTTCACTAATCCATAACCCTCATAAGTCATTCTATCAAACTTACCGAGAACATCTTCAAAATGTAGCGTAGCCACCTTATTAGCTTTAGAGAACTCTATTTCTTTAAGAAACCATCTATCAAAATCAATTCTCTTTGTGTTGTCGTTTTCGTCTTTTAGTATGAAATAGCCATCAAGCTTAACATCTTCATAACTTTTTAATGTTGCAAAACTGGACTTTGGGTTAATTATGTTATATTTTTCTTCATAATCCAATATTTTAACATATCCAGTGCCTTTGACTACAGTTCTACCTTCCCAAAACATGTTCTGCATGAACTGTGCTTCTAAGATGTCATCAGCATCTAATGTCTCAGATATGCCAGAGCCATAAAGTCTACCGTAAAAGTCTGTTATCGCTATCATAATTGCACCAACTGGAATGTAACGTCTTGATACCACATGCCGTCTGGCTTAAGTATTAGCGTAGAGTATTCTAAGTCTCCGACATAAGCTCTAAACGATGTTACAACGCTTTTGTCATTTGGTCCAGCCATAGAAGGGAATATAACGGTTACCTGATGTATGCCTTTACCACCAGCGTTTGTGTAGTATAAGTGTAATTTTAGGTTCTTTAATTCATCTTCTCTTAAAGCCGCATATCTTACATCAATCCTTATCTTCTTGTTTATGTAAGCGAATGCCATGTTCCCGAGTAAGTTTCTCTCGGCTTTTGACAATACATATTCACCGTATTTAATCTCAGTTGGAGTAGGCATCTTTGCCCCATCTATTTCTAATATGGTTCTATTCTCTGGCATTCTGCATCACCTTATTAGGGAATTTTAACCCTATTACCATTTATACGTATTTCTCTCGTTATGAACTCTGGAGTGTCCTTTATAGCTTCCTCTATGCTTATTTGGATTGGCTGTGCTCCTAAAAATTTGCCACCAAACCAGTTTATAAAGTCCACGGTTTTTTCTGCGAACCAATCAGTTACGCCAGGTATAAGGTTAAACCCAGTTGGTATAAGTTTATATACTCCTTCAATTGCATTCTTGATTGTGTTATATTCTTTAATTTGGTTAGCTAAACTTTTAGCAAAGCCTGGTGCGAACATATAACCAGAGCTCATCGGTGGAATAGGTTCGCCAGGAATTTTATTTTCACTCTCTGGAAACATTTTGCTTTTCATTAAACTGTAAATGCCATTTATTGTCGCACCCTGCCCAAACAGGCGGTCTCTGATACTTGTTAAAATATTAGCAAAGTCGTTTTTAATTGTGTAGGCTATATCGCCAATACCAATAGACAAGTCGTCAAGCTTCGGAAGAGCAGCCGATGTAATACTTGTATCAATATTGGTGGCTTCTTTTACCAAATTGTCTAAGAATTTAGAGTAGTCTTGCATCTCAATATCAATAATTGTTTCTGGAACTTCTGGAATGTTCGCCACCATCTCTGCTTGTTGTTCTATAGCATGTATTACGTCAAAGCTTTGTAGGTTATCCTTAATTTCTTTTGTGCTATCTGCAACGCTGGACATGTTGTCCTTCATCTTGGCTGTATCTTGTGTAGGCTGTATAAAAGCGTTTTTCATAGTGTCAGATGCTTCCTTTGTTTGTTGTTCCAGTTTATCAAGCGATTGGTTAATCTTGCGATTTAAGGTTCTATCTACAACGTTAACCAAATAAAGTGAAAGAGCAAATATGCCAGTAGCTATACCAAGCGTTAGCATATTGGCAGTAATAGTGGATTTAGCCATTATTCCAGATAATACAGCACTTAAACTTTTAGCTCCAGTTATTACTCCAACTAATCCCTTGGCTGCACCACTAATCCAACCAATCCAAGTCTTAAAGTTTTCTTTGATATAGACTGACATTGTCCAAATAGTTTTTAAGAACCCAATCATCGGTTTCATTAGCCTCAAGATTGAAGATGTAATCCAAAATATCAGAGTTCCAGCCATAACAGTCATTAGTATCGGTCTCAATATGTTACTTGTCCCAAATAGTATATTTATAACCACTTTGAATATGTTGGCGATAATATTATATATATTAACAAGCCAAGCGTATGTAGTTACTATCATGTTATACAGCCAGCTGCTTACGTTATTTTTTATCGCTAAAAATAGATTACCAGTTTCAGTAACTTGAGCTGCTATTCTTTGAAGAACCGAAGAAACGGTTAACAGCACTGGCATTAGCGTTTTAGCTATTGTTCCAGCAACTGCTGTCCATATCTGGTTTAACGAAGAAGTGGCTATGTTAAGTGCACCAGTAGTGGTAGTTCCTATGTATTTAACGATGGCATCTGTTTTCTTACCAAGCTCTTTCATAATCATTCCTACAACTTCATCTACGTTTGTTAGAAGCCCTTTTCTCATCATATCTTCTACTTCTGCTGGTGGCTTATTCATTCCCTGTGCTATGAGTTCTACGATATTAATGCCAATGTTGGCAAGCTGCCTTCTTTCTTCTGCTACTACCTTACCTTTTTTATACATCTGACCTATAGCCATAATTGCTCTGCTTGTTATAGCCGAAGCTCCAGCAGCTCCACCACCACTAACAGTGCCAACCATTTGTGCAAATACAGGTATGGTTTGTAGCATATCTTGTATCCTTTGGTAAGGAATATTGTAAACAGCCGCCTGCTGAGCCGTATGCATTAGAGATGCCATATCAACGCCAACAGTTCTGGATATCTCCCAAATGGTATTCTTAAGCTCGTTTGCTTTTTCTAAAGAACCAGTAATGGCTGTTAGTGTTAGCATGAAGTTTTGCTGAACACCAACCGTGTCAATAACCATCGACTTTATTGTTCTACCAATATTAGATACAGTTAGAGATACGTTTCTTATGGCCCAAACTAAATAAGCAAGCTGTCCGAATATGGTTTCATAAACAGTGGAATACGTTATGCCTCTTGACAAGAATACCTTATCTAATAAACCGCCTTGTCCTCTACCGCCAGATACTCTCTTAAGCTGCGTAGCTTTCTTTGTTACTTTAGATAAGCCTTCATCTAACTTGTTTATGCTTTCCGATGTATTCTGTATGTTTTTGGTTAGCTCTGTTACAGCCTGTTGCATTGCAGTCGTCATTGCAACGATGGTGTCTACACTCGTAGCACCTTTGCCACCCTTAGAAGTAAGAGTTACTGGCAAAGCGAACTGGTTTTGTTCTCCAGCTAACTGCAACCTTGCTTTAATTCGTGATACGATGTTTTGGACTGCGGCATCTAAAGACGCTTCATCAACATTGGCAGAGACAAAGCTGACATTTAACATTAACTGCGTATTTATTGGCTGAGAATATAAAGCAGTAATACGTGACTGCAAATCAATTATTTTGCTTGTTAATGTGCCAACCTTCTTAGTAATACTGTCAAGGCTTTTACTGATGCCAGCTAAAGCTGTTTTTGCCTGCGTTACATTAACAGTTACTTCAATGTTAAACTGTTCGCCACTACCTTTGCCCATTACATCTGCCATTTACTTCACCTTCGGAGCAGGTATGCCGAGCTCCACGGCAGATTCCACTGTCCTTTGCTCAAGCTTCTTTCTCTCATCTTCGCTAAACCTTAAGTCTTTTATGAACGGATAAATATCATCTGGAGATATGCTTGTGTGTATTTTCGCTCCCCAAGCCCTGACAATATTGTATCCACTATTTATCACTGAAGATATAAGCACTCCCCATTTATTCTGGTATTCTTCTAGCATATCTTCTCTCTTCTTCTCAGCAACGAGCTTAGCCCAAAACAGTAAATCATTCATATACATCTCTTCAAGCTGGAATGGAGTTATGTTTAGATACTGCAAAATGTCAATCAAGAACGTTGAAGGGAAGAACACTTTTAGCATGTCTCCCTTGTTATCAGTTTCAATAGCAAGTCCCAAGGATAGTGACATGGCTGTTGGATTAACTATGTAGAGCTCCCCTCCATTTCCAGCTCTGAAAAATTTAGCTCTTGCCACAGATTAGTTAATTCCACAAGCTGTGACATGTATGCATTGTCTATATCGTCTGGGTTAATCTCTGGGAACATTAGCTTGCACATCTTAACCAGTTTGTCAATGTTTTCTACGGCATCTCCTTCAGTCTGCAAGTTTTTATCCTTGGTTATCTTCTGCATAATCTCTCTTAGCTCTTTAACTTTTTTAGCTTTAACAACGTAAGACTTGTCGCCTACAAAGACATCTGCCACCCTAACTCCGTTTTCAATCCTTATTTTACTGTCACTCATTCATTGCACCTCCATTACTTTTTTATGAAAAATGGTATTCCAAGCGTTTGGAATTGTAACCTTTGATACGTCAATACTCCTTCTTCAACATCAATAGGTGGAAGTAAAACGTAACCGCATATCGCAGTTTGCACATCTTCTAAGTTTAAGTTTAATTCCACAAAAGCGTAACCATACGGATTATCAATCCATCTTTGCATTGCCCAAAACCCATCTGATGTTAACAACCAACCAACTGGTGTAACACTTTTAGAGCCATCAACCAAAGCTTCACTCATTATCATTTCGAAATGCCAACTGGAGAGCCCACCACAAAATGGCAGGCTCTCCTTAACACGGTCTATCGGTTTTGTCAAATCTTCTATTTTGCTTAGACACCAAACACTACCGATTAGACCTGTAATCATGCTATTATGGAGAAATTGTCAAAGCACCCATGCCGTTGAAGTCAGCAGAGAACGTTGCTTGACTATCTGTAGAAGCTTCTAATGTTAAACTCATATAAGCTTTACCAGATATTATAAGCTGTTCTTGGTCGGGTTTGCCAATAGTCATCTCTATTGTCACTGGTTCTCCGTTTATGTAAGCATGTATTAAAGCCATCTGTCCGACATCGCCAATGACAAGGTTCCCTTCACAAGATGCAGTCCAATCCTTGAATGTGGTCAGTCTTTCTACCCAACCTTCAGTATCGAAGTTAGTTACGTCCACATCGTTAACGTCCAAGTTCAAGGTCCACCTTGACATCTCTGCGATTTTAACATTGGTTCCACCTCGTTTAACGTATATTTTTCCGTATGCGCCGCTTATAGCCATTCTTTATTTCACCTCTCGCATTACATTAAATTGTTGCGTAAATATGTGCCTTTGCCTCGCATCTAAACCTTCATAAGATGGAGGTCTTGATGCTCTTATCATTATAATATATGCACCATCTTTGTATTCATACCCATCTTTGTTTACATCGTTGAGATGCTTATAAATATCTTCAATTATGGCAGAGCCATCAGCATATCTTTTAGAACGGACAACTACCATGATGATTGCTTTTTCCATCGTTGAACCGTTAACTTCGGCTCCATCTCCAATACCAGTATCGTAAAGTGCTACCAAGTCATCTAAATCAAAAGGTGGTGTGCCGACAAACAGCTCACACCTTCCGTTTATTGCTTCTGCTACAAGGTCATACACTGTTTCTGCCGCTAACATATCTCATTCCCTCTCTTAGAAAGCTGAAGTGTAGTGCTTAAAGTTGGTGCCAAATTTCTTATTGATTGCTCTAAGCATGTATTGGTTCATCGTTCCTTCTTTGTGATATCTATAAACGCCATCATGCACTAATTCGTGTAATCTGCCATAAGCCACTCCTTCGTCAAAGTCAAACGCAGATACCGAGAATGTAAAAGTAATCTTATCTGAAGATGAGCTTTCACTCAACTGCATCGTGCTTCTTAAATTGCCAGTATCTTCTGGTGCAAGCACTTCTTTAGCATAGTAGAATGCATCAACGCTTTTCTTTCTAAGGTTAATGATTACGCCGTCTTTAATGAAAGCATCTTCAAGTATTTCTTGGTATTCTTCAGCTTTAGAAATCCACGGGTCAGTCTTAGATATTTTTATCTTTACTTTTCTCACGCTAATATTACCTCATAATGAGATAGAGAGCCGTCGAGATTGATTATTTCATTAACCTGTATCGCTGTGTATTCATTACCTTTATACATTACTTTTTGCCCGAGAGTTACTGGTTCTTTACAAAACATTAACGCTTTAGCTTGGTATTCAGTTATCATTAAAGCTCTGGTTATCTCTCCCAAGTAGCTTTGCGACATCTCTAACCTGCACTTAATCGGTTTACTAACAGTTTCATATTCACCGTATCTGTTAGTTCCTAACTGCTCTAACACGTAAGCTGTCTGCGTTAAGTATTTGTCTACAATGCTCATATCTGTCCAACTGCTCCAGCGATTAACGGTTTTATTAAAGACTTAGCCATAGGAGAAATTATCACCGTTTTAGCACTAACCCTATCAGTATTGTATGCCTCTCTAACTGAACCTACTGCTACATACGATACTCCAGACATAATAGCTTGTATTCTCGGGTCATTAGCCATATCAAGTAAATACTTCGCCTGTTCACATTGTGCCATCTTAATTATCTCTGGAGTTCCAATGTCAATGTATTCTATATCTCCAACTCTGTAAATATAAGGTTCTTGTGGGTATAACTGTGCGATAGCCTCATAAATAGAGCCAGTGTCTAAAAGCTCAGCTGCAAATTCTACTCCGTGTTTAATCATTAGAACTCTTGGAAATGCCATTGGCTGATTAGGGTCTTTCTTGGCACCTTTATAAATTAAAGTATCAAGCAAAGATGCAGCTTGAACTAATATTGCTTCTTTTTGTTCTTTCGTGAGGTCTTTCCAGATTCCTGTTCCGTCGATGTCTCTTGCTCTGAAGTATTCGTCTGCGTATCCGACGTCGACGTAACTGTTGGTGCCAATTGTGAGTGCCATCTGACCACCTCCAGCCAATCATAAGCTTTTATCAGTGTTTCAACTTCTTCGTCCTCTACATAAACGTAATGCTTGTTTTTCTTATCATACAATACTGCCATTTTAACCTCCATTTATCTCGGGAGCTGTCGCATGACAGCTCCCGCTAATAATGTGATAAACGTAATTATGAACCATTACCACCAGTACCACCTTGTCCTGGTTGTTCTGGTTCTGGAACAGGTAGTTTAACTGCAACTTTGTAAACGCAAACTGGTCTGATTACCTTGGCTCCGTATACAAACAAGCCTTTCACAGCGTCAGCAAATCTGTTTTCAGGTCTGTATGTTTCAATCTTTTCTACATCATATTTAAATGCCAACGCATCGTTAGTTCCAGCGTAGAAACGATAAGAATCAGCTAATGTTCCACCAAGCGTAGGAACATTGTTGCTCATCTTAACAGTAAATCCAGCCGCCTGACCAACTTCACCATTCAGCAAAGATACATAAGCTTGTGGAGAAGAAGCGTTGGCTACAAACCTATTGTCCTTAAGCAGTAGAGCTCTCAATTCTGGTGGAACGACAATCCAACGACCATTCCTTGGAACGTTGTTTTTATTCATTAAAGTGTCAACGTCAACCAATAGGTCGTAGAAAGTGTAAGTATTGGTTAGCTGTGCCGCAGTCTCTGATCCTGACTGCTTCAGGAATGGAGTCGCTCCAGATTCAAATTTTCCAGCTATGTATTGGTCAACAATATCTCGTAGAGAATAAGTTGTTTCTCTCATAATGTTGCTCATTAGGTCAACCAATACTGCTCTATCTTCTAAGTCTTCCACAAAGAACTGGAATGCCTTTACCTGGTCAATAGTAAGAGTCATCTCTTCTTTAGCATAAGCCCTATCTGGCGTCCAATTAGTTGGAAAACCAGTATCAGGAGAATAATCAGTTATTCTTACATCAGATACGCTAAATACTTTTAGTGTTTGTCCATATTTAACTTCACCGATATACTGCGCATTAGTAAGAGACCCAAACACGAGCTCTTTCTTTAAGTCCTCTAAAAGAACAGAGCTCCAATAAGTCGGAATTATTGTAGAGCTAGTTCCGAATACGCTTTTATAATTATTTCTATCTGTTTCATACTTTGCCATTGTTGTTTTTCACCTCACTTGTCAAGTATACGTCCTTCTTTCATGGCTTGCTTAATCTCTTCTCTGTGCTGTATTAGCTCTTCTCGTGACATGTTTTCAATTTCGCTACGTGTCCATACCTTTGACCCAGACTGTGCTGTTGCAGGAGCTGAAGGCTTACCAACCTTGGAGTAATTTCCTCCAAGTAAATTCTTAAACTTCTCAGCCGCTTCTCTGATTTCTTCCTCTGTTGAACCAGAGATGAAATCTAAAGCGTCAGCAGGTAAGCCCATTTCCATCGCTACTTTCATCTTTGTTTTTTCAATCATGGCTTCCTGCACCTCCAACTCTTTCTCAAGCACAGCCGCTTCTAATTCAGCTAACTTGCTCTGTAATTTTTCTTCTTCTGTCATCTGTGCTTCTTTCATCTTCTTATACTCTTCTGCACCTTTCTTTAATTCGTCGTAATCTTTGTATTTCCGTC